CAACAATGCACCTGTTTTACGGGCAGCAGATGTAGAACCTGCAGTAGCGGCTTGGTTAGCCAACATTGTTGACTCCATGTCACGCTTAATTTCCGCAGATTTTTTAGCCATTTGGTAGCTCAGCTCAGAGCGACGACCTGCTTTGTCAACAGATTCCAAAGTGCCAGAGATGATTACGTCTTTACGGCTGATCTGGGTGTAGTTTCCCAAACGAACTGTAGCAACTGCTGCCGTGAAAGAAGTGATGTCATCACCCTCAATCTGAGCATTAGTAGTGCTTGCAGCAGCCAAATCATCTGTTTGCCACTCATAGAAAGTGTTGGTGACGTTCTCACGACCAACATTAGACATGAATGGAGTCTCTTCTGGAGAGATCTGATAGATAACATTTGAAAGATCTTCCCGAACGCCTTTAGCGTCAAATCGGGTGTACGTATTTGTAATAGCAGCCATGATAAATCCTTAAATAAATTTCTCGAAAAGGGATGCGGCATCTCTGACGCTTCCAGTTTGTGCAAGACGCTTTTTTGCGTTATTTATATCGCTAGATTTAGAACTTACGCTACCTACTGAACCAGAACTTGCCATCTTTGGTGCTTTTTTGATCTTTGCCTGGAATTCTGGACGTTTACTCATCATCTGGTCATACTTCCACGCCTTGTGAAGCGCAAGTAATGCCCGTGAATCAGTAATGCCGTTCAGTTCCTGCTCGGAAAAGCCCAAATTCTGACCATATTCCAATAAAGCTTTACCTTCTGCTTTAGCTTTCTCTGGAGAACTCCACTCTGGAATTTTCTCTTTCAAACGTGCAGTTTCCTGCGCTAAAACATTTTGTATCTGCTTTTGTGATTCAGCTTGATACAGTTGTTGAAGTCTTGTTTGCTCTGCTTGTACTGCGAATTTCTGTTGCTGTCTGCGCTGATGTGATGTCCATTGACGGGCATATTCAGTCGGGTCTTCAACTTCTAAACGATTCCAATCAGGCTCTTGAGGCTCAAACTCTTGTAATTTCTGCTGTAATTGTCCTAATATCTGAGCGTATTGTTCACGCTCTCCACGTACTTGTAGAAACTCAGACTCGACTAATTTGCGCTCTTCTGCTAGTTTCTGCGTTTTTCGTGTGTAGTCAGCTTCACGTTGATAACCTCGGATAAGTTCATCCTTTGGAACTTCGATTTCTTTGCCATCAACTTTGACAACAAACTTCTCATCCCTTGGAGCTTCCTCTTCGGACTCTTCGTCTTCACCAACTACTTCTTCAGAAGTTTCCTCTGCTTCGTCTTGCGGCTCCGCAGATTCCATTTCCTCAGACTCAGATTCAGCTTGCGCTTCCTCTGGTTGCGCCTCTGCACCAGTGTCAACACCCTCTTGAGCGTCTAGCATAGTAGCAAAGCTTTGCGCTGCTTGATTTACTGTAATCGAACCGACTGCATTTGCGTTATCGGACATACTTACCTCTTAGTTAAAAATCATTTGTTTGGTGGTCTTCCACGCCTACGGACAAGAGCAACTTCTGCCATCTTGCCTGTATCCATAACAGTGCGTAGTTTTGATCTCAGAATGTCTACTGTCTTCAGAAGCAAATAAGCTTGCTCTCTAATAGGCTCTTCCATTAATTTGGAATTCCTAATTTCAAGATAACAGTCATTTTCAATCATTTTAAGCATTTCATTGAGAAGTTCATCCTCAAGAAGTAACTTAGCTCTGTCTCCTCTTGCGAGGTTAATTTCTAAATCGTCCATTTACATCATTGGTTGGGGCTGTTGATTGCTCATTGCAGCTTGTTGACGGATTAACTCTCGGTCTTTATTCATTGCAGCATTGATCTCTGCGCTTTGAATTTGTACACCATATTTCAATTCTAGCTCATATCTACGCAAAATACCATCTTGTTCAATACGATCACGCTCACGATCATCTGCCAACATGGTTTTTTCACGCTCCAATTGCAATTCGGCAGCTTTCTTCTGAATGTCAGCTTGAATAGCTTGTGCCTGTACTTGAGCCAAAGTTTCCTCTGGAGTTGGTTTTGGAGCCTCTGGTGGTGGCATCTGGAAGTCAGCAGGCAACTGATTAAAGTAGTTCTGTGAATCTTTAATACCTGCCAGTTGCAACATCTTAGTCAAAGTATTGGTGTACTGTGGTATAGAAACAACAGGATTGTTAGGACCAGTTTCTTTAATCAACATTTCCTGACGCATAGCGACTTGATTCAAGATATTAATTCGGTCTTCAATAGTGCCATCACCAACACCAACATTAACTGTTACGTCCATTTTGGCATCCCAAGAACGGGGGTCAATTGGCACAAATGTGTTGCGCAAACGAACCATTCTTGCACGATCTTGATTTTCAACAACCAACTTCAATATGCCAGTAAATAGCTTACGCAATCCTGTCTCAGCAAAGATACGAGCAATCATCTCAATGTGCTGATGTGCAGCATTAACAGTAGCAGAAACAGCGGCTTTGGTAGTGCTTTGCAATGCATCTGCATCTAGACCTGCAGCAGCTTTAGAAATGCCTGTACGGGTCTGTTTAATGTCATCCAAGTAGTCAAGCATTGGGAATGCTGCCTGACCAACAAATGGAGTTGTGAATGGCTGAACCATGCCTGGCGCTCTCATGCGAATCACCGCACCAACTTCAGTATTCAACACATCTTCCATGTTGGCTTGACCCTCAACAATTGCTGTGCGAGGATGGATAGCTTGAGCCAAAGAGTCTAAGATTCCACGCTGGACATTAGACTTGATGCGCTGAATATCCATAACTACGTCAGCAGGACACATACCAAAGAAGGTATGGGGTTCTGGATCTGGGCAGAAATCAGCAAACTGGCGGTCATCAACAATTTCATTGCGAACGACTTTGTTGCCAGTACCAACAGTACAGATTCTGCGCATTTCAGCAATGCCATCACCATCAAAGTCTACTTTTAAATAACCTTCAATGTACAGAACACTCTTGCTTGATGGATCGCCATTGTTTGCAGTACTTATGACAGCAAATGGGTTACGAGCCTGATACTCTTGATTGTTGTCAAAGTCATTGCCATTACCTGCAACTTCAACCATTTCCTCATAGTCATAGCCCATAGCTACGAGATCAGAAACAGTCTTCATTGTGCGGTGGCCTACAAAAGTAGCCTCATCAATAGACTTTGCTCTGCGGTCAATCAAGAATTCTTCTGGGGGTAATGCCTCAATCTTTACCTTACCAGATTTAATTCTTCGCTTGATCTCCACATCGTACATCATCGGTGGTGGAGTCATAATGCCTTGAGCTTGATTCATTGGCTCAGTACCAGGCACAGGATACTCACGCACCGCAGAAATCTCTACATCTGAGTCTTGCGTCAACATCATCATGCTTTGCTCATCAAGCATAGAGAATGACTCAGCACGAACTTCAACAGACTCATCCCACCAGTATTTAACAATACCGCACTTACGAACTAAGGCATCTTTAAAGGCAGAGTGGAGAATCTTAAAGCCTGGGTTATCACGCTTGAAAATAAAGTCTACATAGTCTGTAGCTTGGTCAGCATTTGCAATATCTTCTGGTCCTTGTGGGGTAAATTCAACCACACGCTCTGGACCAAAGAAAATACGCATCAAGCTTGGTAGGATGCCTTGAACAGTATCACGGACATCCATTGATACTACTTGTGAACGGCCTTCTTCTTCATCACCAAATGGTTGACCATAATAGTATTCAGTAGCTAATGCACGATTACCGCCAATGTCATCATCTATGAAAGAAATTGCATCATAAATTTCAGATGAAATTACGCCTTGGAGTTGCTCCTCAGACATAACCTCATCACCCTCCATCTCACCTTGGAGAGTTTCAGCCATCAACATTGGGTTTTCGTACATATTATTTCCTTATCGTGAACCGATATAAGGGAGGATTCCAGATCCAGTATTCTGTAATAGAGAAGGAATGCCACCAACATAATTGTTAGCCATACCGCCATATGCATTACCCATTTGGGGAACCATAAGATTTTTTTCATCTTCTTTGGGATTAAATGAATATCTAAATGCTGAATTAGCCATGTCACCCATTGTTGAGTTTGGGTTTGTCATGGTTTTATACATATCCATAGCAGGAGCCATCTGCTGGCTGACTTGATTCTGTGCAAATCCACCAAGAGTATCGCCAAATGACATTGGTGCAGCACCACCACTCATTACAGCTTCAGAGCCACCAACAGCAGGAGAAAATGATTCTAGTAAAGCAGTAAGCCAGTCCATTTAACTTGCCTCATCTTCCATGTTGTATTCGGTCTTTGCCATCATCAACATATTCTGCTGATTCTTGGTCATCTTCTTGGTAATAGGGCCACCAGATAGCCATGCTGAACAAGTACGATTACCTGCACATTTAAAGTCAAACAACTCACAATATCCAAGATTAGCTGCACCTTGGACATCTTTGGCATAGCCATCAGTCTCTTCATCAATTCCTTTTAAGATGCAGTCCAGCATCTCAGGAGTTTGGATGAAGGCAGCGCAGTTACCGCAACGCATGGTCTGGGCTTCTTCAACAGGAGTCTGCCACTCATCTGCTCTCTTCATCCAGAAATCAATATTGTCTTCATCTGGGTTAGCAGGACCATAGCCAACATTCTTAAATGCCCAATCACGGGCTTTTAGATTGACCTTGATGTCATAGGTTGCGATAGGGCAGTTCATATTTTTACCATTTAACTTTGTTGGCCCAATATGCGGCACTCATTTTGCCTTTGGCAATGTTCTGAGCATGACGGGCTTTAAATGCTTCGTTTCTCTTAGATCCATCTGGACTGCCAGAAACACCTTGTTGACCAAAGCGAATTAACTTCACTTCGTCACCAGATTTAGCCAATACTGCATGGCTTTTCTTGGGATGGTTTGGAGTTTTCTTGGGCTTGTTGTAGCCAGAAAACTGCTCTGAACCACGCTTAATCATTTTTAGATGATTTGTGTAATTGATACATCAGTCGCTGTACCACCACGGATAACAGCAACTTTATCGCCACCATTAACCTTGAAGTAACCAACTTGGTTGGCTGGCATCATAGGGCTTGTGGTCAATGAAGCAGTTGGGTTTGAACCAATCTGAAAGTGTGCGTGTGCTGTGCTTGAGTTTGCAATGCGAATGATTGTACAATCAGAAGCTACAGCATTAGACTGGACGCTAGAAGCGCTAACAGTCATTACTTGGGTTGTGCCAAGTTGATAAATTTGAGTTAGTTGACCAAGGTCATCACGGGCTACTCTGCTCATATAAGTTCTCCAGTTGGTTACTTTTTCTTAGCAGTTTTGGCTGCTTGTTTAAAATCTTTGGCAGTAGGAGCGCCCTTAGTGCCAGGTTTGCGCATCTTCTCTTTAGAGCCAGCTTTAATGCGTTCTTGCTTGGCATGAATGTTTGCGTATAGACCTTGCTTCATTTCTTTTTCATCCGTTTAGCTTCAGATAAAGCAATAGCAATAGCTTGGTCACGGGATTTGACCTTTTGACCAGAAGAAGACTTGAGCTTCTTATCTTTAAACTCACCCATTACTTTGCCGATTTTTTTGGCGGCTGCATCCATTTTCATAGGAATCTCCTTAAAGGTTTGCTAATACTAACATATTGTGCTAATAAAAAAAAGAGCCACTTATTTAAGGTGGCTCAAAATCTCAAATGGCAACAGGGATTAAACCAATCCTCGAATTAACCTTTTGATGGGTTTACCCCAAGAAAGATTAGATCCCCAAGACACAGTAGCGGCATCTGAAGCGAATGTCAATACAAAAGCATCAGCCATGTCAGGTGATTTCAATCCCCGTCTACGAATATCATCCTTAGACTCAATTTTGATCTTGCCATTAGACGTAAATGTGTATCTAACAGTTGCCAGTTCAGCAATGAAATCCTCATTATTTGGTATCTTGCAGTCCCGTTTTTCAAGCCAGGCTTTGGTTTTGTGCCATAGTTCCGCACGAAGATTAAGATAAGTACCGCCCATTGCAGGACTCTCAGAGACATTAATGCCTCTAGCTGGTAACTTTAGTTCTCTTAATCGGTCAACAACACCAGCGCCTAGCCCGATAGAGTCAACCAGAATCTCTGTAGGTTTGGTTTTATGGTCACAAGCTTCATATTGGGCAACCACAGCACCAGTTAACTGCATCAGGTCTAGGTTTCTCCAACGCTCTAAAGTGTGGACTACGTTTGATTGGCGCTTACAGAGGACGGAGGAGTCAGATCCAAACCTAGCCACGTCTAGTCCCCAGACTATAGGTGCGTCTTCATATGCTCTGGTGTCTCGATGTTTGGCAGACTCAAGTAGTTCCATAGGGATAATGGTGTCATCATCACTCCTTGGAAACTCACCTAGAACACGGATTCGGAACGCATTAGATTCCTCGCCATAGCGAGATTTCATGTCTTCAACGTACTCTTTACTCACCCTTGTAGAGTCAATACAGGACACCCGTCTAGTCCACCATTCATCCTTTAGACGATTGTGTGTGTCAAAGAAGAAGCCAGAAGACCTTACAGGGTTTCCAAGTAGGATGGTCAAAGCATTGTGACCAGACATAGAACCAGCAGCGGCCTCAAATACCGCCTCTGGGACGCCAGAAGCCTCATCTGCTACCAACATGACGTTATCAGAGTGAACGCCTTGTAGAGCCTCGGGTTGTTCCGCTCTAGATGTTCTGGCAGAGATAAACGCCTCAGTCGCACTAGCCTTTAGCTCTATCCTTTCTTGTTTGACATCGAGTAGGTCTTGGATAGGTTGAGGGAGTTCTTTAACCCATCTTTTTAGTTCGGCAAACAAAGCATCATAAAGTTGGGCAGAAGTAGGAGCTGTTACCACTACCTTAACAGGATACCTGGTCAACAAGAACCATAGCATTGCCCAAGAAGCGGTGGTTGACTTACCAACTCCGTGACCAGAACGAATACTAATCTTTCGCTCACCAGTCGCAACAGCATTCAAAAAGTCTTTTTGCCAATCATCAGGCTCAACTCCAAGAACCTCTTTTACAAACAGATTTGGGTCATTTCGATATAGCTTTATGAACTGGATAAAGGGGTTATTAGCCATTGTTTTCCAATGTAGTCACTTCTTCTACTTTCCCCATGTGCTTCAAAGCTTGTAAGTGCAGATCACCCAAACTGATGTTGACTTGAGTTTTAGCAGTGTCTCCATAGTTCTCAGGGTCAAGCTTAGAGGCCATCCATTTACGGGTATCTACTTGCAGCCTAGCCTTATTGACTCCTGAGTTGGATGTCTCATCCGCTTCATCCGCAATCTCTAAAGCTTCCTCCGCTAACTTCTCAGCCTTTAACTTTCTAGCTTTCAGGACCGCATCTCTACGCTCATCAGTATGGTTTATCCAGAATGACAACATAGGTCTAGAACACTCTATAAACTCAGCCAAGCGTCCAATCGTCATCCCTTGAGCAATGTGTGCAGTAACAAACTCAATGCCTCCTAGACCCTCTATCTTCTTCTCCAACGCTCTACGCATAGGAAATCCAGCCATATCTTCTCCTTGATTTAATGTCTACAAATTCTAAACTATAAAAAATTTTTTTGGAGTGTCTTGTGTTACTTATGTGGGTGGTGGGGGGGGGTCTATCTCTTTAGTGGTGCATCCATGTGTGTTTATGTCCCCTGCCACAGCGCCCCATCGATATTTTGCCTGGGGGGGTAAACCCTACTGTTCATCCATACAGTAGTACAAACCCTTAGGTAGAAACCCTGATAGGGAAAACCCTCATGTATATCCATACAGTAAATGCAAATGAGAATGATTCGCATTCGCATCTTGTCTCATGGGTGCAAGTGGATGGCTTACATCGGGGTCTAAAAGGTTTCTCAATAGGTTTCTAGGTCAATGTCTATCAATGCTCTTACCTTGTCTCTATCCCTTGTCTATCCTATGTGTTCACCTTATCTATCCCTTACGTTAACAGGACAACATGGACTAGGCTTTACCTTTCTTTTCTTTTCTAATTGTAGCTACAAATTCAAACTGAATACTCAGGTTCTAAGGGTTTCTACTGACAGGGTTTTGGAGCAGTCAATGGAATCAACAACTTACGAGAGTTGGCATGATTCTTTTATGCTCTATATGTGAGAGGGTAGATTTTTACTCTCTCTTTTATCAACTCTCAATAGGCGTAAACATGAAAACAATCACCATTGAAATCCGCACACAGTACGGGAACACTGTCGCATACCCAGCGTGCCAGGCTGCTAAGTTGTTTGCCCGTATTGCTGGCACTAAAACCCTCTCATCACAATCCCTTAAAGATATTCAAGCCCTAGGGTTTGATATCACCTGTTTTAACTCACAAAACACAATGGAGCTGGTTAAATGAAAACTGTAATTATTGAAGCAATTGTGGGCATTGTTCTTTTTTGTGGAACTCTGGCATTGATGCTGGAATACTTTGATGTCCTGATCCCCTAATCAGATTTT